ATTGTTCTAAGTTCTTAGAGACTCTTGCTGAAACAGGTGATGTTGGTGTTCTTGAAATTGGTGTCTGTGCATCCAATGCAGTGCGACCATTTGAACCACCAGTCTCAGTCTTTGGTGGATTTGGTGTGACAGGATTGCCATCTGTTTCTTTTGGACTTTTAATTACTTCTGATAAGTCAGTAGACTGAGAGTCCTCTGTTGGCATATTACCACGACCCATTTTTTCATTCACATATTCTTGATATGTGTCAGGCAAACTGTGATCTTCTACTCTTGCATTATAATATTCTTGTTCAGACATCAAATTATTATTACTTTCTTCTTCAATTGATTTAGATTTTGGAAAGTTTGGCATCTTAAATCCATTTGGGAAGAATGATGCTTTTAATAAACCACCCATCAATTCAAGATTAAAAAATATTCTAGGATCAGGAACTTTACCAATAAATGGTACATCAAATGAGTGGTCTTCCATTATTTTTTCAGTGAGTCTAGTGAATCCACCACTAATAAACTCCCATCCCTTTTTACCAAAGTCAAGAACCTTCATAAAGTCTTCACTTATTCTCTGTTGAACTTGCTTTATACCACCACCTCTCAACAAAGTATAAAGTAAAGAACCACCATACTCTCCTATTATACCACCAACAAGTGTACCAAGAACAGGGATAGGTATAAGAGTTCCCAGAACTTCACCAATACCAGTGCCAAGTGCTCTGAAGATTGACTCCTCTGCACTTACTTCTGGATCTAATAAGTTTACAGCAAGAACAATTGCAGGACCAAGAATAGGTATCTTGATCTTGCTAAGTGGACCTTTCAATTTTTTAAGGAAGGGTGCAGCACCTGCTGCTTCTTGAGCAGTTTTTTCTCCTAAGAATTTTTTGAGAAAAGGACTTACCTTACCTTTAACAGCACCTGCTAATTCTTTTCCTTTTGTTAGTCCTTTAGTTAGAACTTCTTTTCCTGTTTTCAAAACAGGTGCTACTTTTTTTCCTCCCTCTTTCAAAGCAAGTCTTGCATCAAATGCTGTCTCTACTAATTTATTACCAACTCTAGTATAACTTAAATTCTTAGCTAGTTTTGCTACTGGTGTGACAAATGCCTTCTTTAAAAATTTTCCACCACTAGCAATACCACCTTTTAATTTTTTAAGTGGTGCTGTGTCTCTTAGAAACTTTGCTATGTCTTTTGCTGCTTGTACACCTCTTTTTAATCCACTACCTACTGCTCTTGCTAAATCTTTTATTCTTTTGAGCGCAGCTGCACCAAAATCAAATAAAGCACTACCAATTCTTCTTAGTCCATTACCAATAGCAGATCCACCCTTCTTCAGTAAATTTCCAAAAGATTTAAAGAATCCCTTAAACCCATTCTTAACAAGATTGATAGGAGCTTTGATTGCAGATTTTATAAAACGTAATATTTTTGAACCACCAAGTTTGAATGCTTGAAATACTGCTCTTAAAGATGCAAATAAAATATAAGCATTATTCTTAACAAAGTTTAAAGCATCAACAATTTTTTTAAAGTTCTTTAACAAGAACAAAAGAAGACCACCAAGCAATATATTCTTGATGAAGTCCATGATGTTGAATGCTTTTCCAACACCACTTAGAACACCAGAAGCAGAGTCAAGTGCTTTCTTACCACCCTCAAGAAGTTTTTCTCTTCTCCTTCTCCTAAGTCTTGCTAACGCTGCTTTCCTTCTCTTCCTTCTTTCTAGTTCTTCTTTGTATTGTCCTTTGAGAGCATCATCAATTGACCCTGATATCTTAGCAATATTCTCAATTTTGATATTGATTTTCTCAAAACCAATCTTACTACCCTCTGTTTCTAATGTAGGGTCTTTGACTTTAAGAGGTGTTGATTTAACAATAGAAGAAACACCGCCACCTTCAAGTGCTTTTACAAGAGCACCACCTTTTTTACCTCCACCACCATATGATTCTGTTCTATCCTTACCTTTTTTCTTTCTATTCTTTATAAAGTCTTTTGCTTTACTTTTGATTTTATCCTTAGCAGCATTTTTTAATGCACTAGTGGCAGCCTTCTTGGCACCTTGTGTTAATAAACCTTTTGCTAATCCAGCTAGAAGTGGTACTGCCATATTATATTACCAAACTATAAATTGATTTTATAATAAGAGTTTCAGTATTCATAGAATCAGTGGAGGAGAAGTTAGGCACTGTATTCTGAGGACCACCAGATGCAGCAGACATTGGCGTGGCATTAGCAGGAACTTTTGGTTTTGAACTCTGTACAACAGTATTTGTGCTTGATTTTGGTCTAGGACCAGGTGCTTCTCTCCTTGGTTTAGGTTTTACAGTAGGGGAACTTACAGGTGCAGATGAAGATGGAGAAACTGATGGTATGGGTGCTGGACCTGCTTCAACAGGTGATTTAACTTTTTCTTCTTCTTTGGGTGTTGCTGAACTACCCATGAATTGTTTTATCTTAGATCTCATAGCGTTACCACCAGCAGATCTTACCTGTTTAGTTGTAAAGAATCCACCAGGATGATTGTATGGTCCAGGATTAAGAGAATCCAAGTCCCACCTTTGGACTGGTGGACTTAACCTCCCCTCTCTTACACCCTTTCTTTCAATCTCACCATGAGTGAACACATTTTTATCAACATCAGAAGCAGTCTGACCATATGATTTTAAAAGTGCTGCTGCTTCTTTTGCCATAGAGGTTGTCTGAGCATTGGTTAATGGATTTTCTGCCCAACCTTTTTTATCACTATATCCTTTATTCATTCCACTGTGACCCATTGCAGCAGCAGCAATTGCTACTGAATTTGTATTGTATCCACCAGTGCCATCATTATTATCAACACCATATGATGCTGTTCTCATTGGTTTACCACTACCATCAAAGACTTGATGATATGGACCAACATTTTGATTGTGGTATCCACCAGTCCAATGGAAGAATATCTTTCTCTTCTTAGCATTTGGTGGGTTACCTGCTGTTCCTCCTACTAATCCACCACCTGCAAATCCTTGTATTCCTTTATTGTCTCTTGGTTTATTTGTACCACCACCAGCAGCATTCATAGCAAGTAAATTGCCAGCACCATATTTACTTACAGCACCTTTACTCATTACAATCTCACCAGGTTGTGCAGCAATTAATTGTGTATCTGCACCAGCACCAGTGATATTAATACTATTATTTGTTACCTGTCCACCACCAGAGAATGTTTGAACTGGTGGTGCTTGTTCTTGATTCTCTGGTCTTATCTTAAATGGATCATACATTGGGATCTCAGGAATCTTAGGTATTTCCAATGCTGGAGATTCATCTGGTATATTTTCTAAT